ACAGATGTCGACCTCTCCACCACTCCGCCAGTTAACGGTAACGTACTTCTCTATAACGGCACAGAATGGGTTCCTGGCACGGCGAGCACTGTCGGTTCTCTGGACGGTCTAACAGATGTCGACCTCTCCACCACTCCGCCAGTTAACGGTAACGTACTTCTCTATAACGGCACAGAATGGGTTCCTGGCACGGCGAGCACTGTCGGTTCTCTGGACGGTCTAACTGACGTCGACACTTCCACTGTTGCACCGACTAACGGCCAGGTGCTCGAGTGGGATGGCATCAACTGGGTACCTGGAGACCAGACTGGCGGTGGCGGTGCCGTACAGACCGCTTTCGTCACGGAGGCTCAGACAGCCTCTGGTGGTGCTGCTACTTTTGTTGGCATTGGCAAGTCTGGACAGCTCGTTCAGGTTACTTCAAGCCTGGACGCCTGGATCGTTCTCTATCCCACTGCGGCTGCCCGCACGGCCGATGCTGGTCGTGCCTTTGGTACTGATCCTTCTCCTGGATCTGGCGTCTTGGCGGAGTTCTATATCACCGCTGGCGGCACTGTATTAGCCACCCCTGGTACGGTGTACTTCAATAACGACGCCACCAAAGTTAACGCAGTCTACGCGGCCGTCAGGAACCAGGCTGGTACCAGCGTTAACTCCGAAGTCACACTCGAGTGCTATGCCGCCGACGGCGTTATCGGCTATCGCACCACGCTGACAGCTACTACCACAAGTCTGGCGAACGACGCAGCTGATAGCCTGACTTTTACAGGGACTGGCAAGTCTGGGCGATTCATTGCAATCGAGACCGACAGAGCAGCATGGGTCATTTTGTATGCGTCTACGGCAGCCCGTACGGCCGATGCTGGGCGCGGCATAGGCACTGATCCTTCTCCTGGGTCTGGAGTGCTTGCGGAGGTCTTTACAACGGGCGCTGAAACGATTAAGCTCACGCCAGTGGTCGGCTACTTCAATGACGAGACCGTTTTGGCCTCTGAACTGTATGCCAAGGTTGTGAACAAGTCTGGAGTTACCAGCACTGTTCAGGTTGGCCTGACCGTCGTGCCAGCCGAAGCCTAGAAACCCTAGTCCAGCCTCGCTGCTGATGCGGATAGGCATTCTATCCCAGTCGCTTGATTCAGATGGACATCGTAGCAGAGCTCAGTTGCAATGGGGTTCCTCCGACTGGTCCTGTTTCGGCATGGCCGCAGGAGCGCCATAATGCCATAATAAAAGAGTCTGTCAAGAATCAGCCTAAGCATGCGACCAAGGTGAGTGCCGGCATCGGCAAGATGGCTAAAGGATTGGTCAGGAATGCGGCCCAGGCCGTCAGGAATGGACGGGTGACAGAGGAGGTCTACAACGAGCGCTACGAGACCTGCAAGAACTGCCCTTTCTTTATCGAGGACAGCAAGCGCTGCTCTGAGTGCGGTTGTTTCATGGAGGCGAAGGCCTGGATCGGCGGCGACCCCGACTCTCTCTGCCCTCAGAAGAAGTGGAGTCGCTGATATGGCAATTAAGCCTGCTGATATGGAATCGTGCAGCCCGAAATGTAAGTGCCTGAATGGGCCGAATATAGGAGAGGCCTACGAGTGCGATGATCCATGCCAGGATGACCAAGAGTTTGATTTTGTAAACTGCGAATGCAATTCTGTCTATCCGACTGTCGCTGGCACATGGACTTGGACAGGAACTATTACAGATATCATTGAACCCACATGTTTAGAAGTGTCAGGCCCTGGGTATGCTATTTATCAGGAACCAGATGCAAACATCAATACTCAATGCGCCGAGGGGGCGTCGTCATGCTCTGGAAGTTTTTCAATCCATACATCAGCTCCTGCGATTGATGGTTCGGATTTGATATATTATTTACCATCGCTTTTCAACAATGGCGTCAGTGGATCTAGTACTGACTCGGATCCGCAGACCAGCCCGCTGGGAGGGTCGATGACGTCCACCCGCAACAATCCGAGTTCGTGCACTGGCGGAGGAGGCAGTGTTGGCGGCTATCAAGTGCTTGGATGGAAAGGCGGAGCGGTGGTCTTTGCGGGCACCTTGAATTCTGCCTTCTTTTCTGGGGCGGCGCCTTGTATCCAAAATACTCCATCCAACAATAACGATCTATGCGCTGGAACTGGCTTTAGCGTGTCGGGCACATGGACGTTCACTCCAGACTAATAGGCATACTACTTCGACCAATCAACGGGTGAGATACCCGCAGTTACATGTCCGAAGAGAACAAAGCTACCGAGATGGAAGCCCAGGTTTCTGCTCCCGAGGCTAAAGAAGCCGCTGCCACTGGTGGCGACGACATGATGCCCCGCTCCGAGGCTGAAAACCTTCTCAAGGCTCTCAAAGCCGAACGCGATGCTCGTAAACAGTACGAGCGAGAACTCAAGGAGAGCAAAACTCATCTCGAGAAATTCGCCGAGATCAACCCTGACGAGTATCATAAGCTGCAACAGGAAGCCGCAGAGGCTGCCCGCCTGCAGGCTCAGTGGGGCGAAGCTCGTGACGCCATCGAAAACAAGTACTCTCAGCAGGCTCAAGAAGCCATGCGCGAGGCGGATGCCGCCAAGGCTGCATTGGCCGAGTACAAGAAGCGCACTGCAATGGAGAAGGTCTTCTTCGCTGCTGGTGGCCGCTCCGATGCCGCAGACGGCGTGTCGTTCTATGACATGTTCGCTCAGCAGATGCAGTCCCGCTTCCGCCAAGAAGCTGATGGCTCTCTGACTGTCGTCGACCCTCAAGGCGATCCGCTGCTTGACAAGGAGTCCGGCAAGCGCATTACTCCCGAGGACTTTGTTTCTTCGTACAAAGTGCACCCCATATACGGTACTTTCTTCAAGGGCGCTAAAGGTGCTGGCGCTGGTATCGGCTACGGTGGCACTGACACTAACGGCATGCCGGTTCAGGATCTCTCGAGCCTGTCGCCTGACGAGCTGTTTAAGGTCGCGTTTAAGTAGTATAATGAGTCTATGACTCGACTGCCCGTAGCCACCAAGACGTCGATCGAGCTTGCCCTCGCTATGGGGGTAAGCGGTCGACAAGTGGCTCGGGCCTTTTCCGTATCCAGGACGGTTGTTCTTGGTTACTCGCCAGGATTCGCCGAGAAGCGCAAGGAATGGAAAAGCGCTGACCATGCACGCAACAAAAAGGCTCGAAACGCGGTCTCAAGGGCTTACTATGCAGCCAATGCCGAAGAGCAGAGGAGAAAGGCTAGGTCAAGATCTCTTCACTGGGCCAAGGAGAACCCGGTCAAGCACAGGCTAAAAGGATCCCGTAGAAGAGCCCTAGAGCGGGGCGCCCCGGTGCCTTGTTCTAAGATTGAAAAGCTCATGGTCAAGTATCGGTACGAGGATGCTCGTCAACTAACAAAAGAAACCGAAATCAAGCACGAGGTAGATCACATCTGGCCTCTCAGTAAGGGCGGGCCACACCTTCCGTGGAATCTTCGGGTTATTACCAAAGACGAAAACCTGTCCAAAGGCGCGAAAATATAAATAGGTATTCTAGCTATAGATCACCCAGAAGGGCTTCTCCGAGATGGAGTGGACTGGAGGGTGTCATGCTGACGCTTGCGCGATGCTTGCGTAGGCAATTCACCCAAATCTTTGTTCATCCACTTAGGAGATTTTAATCATGGCCCTGACGCTACTCCAGGCCCAGAAGCACGCCCGCACCCCCCAGGAACTGGCGGTGGTGACCGAGCTTGCTGCTGGCCAGCTCATGTCTGCTCTCCCTTTCCGCAACATTGAAGGCAACGGATTATTTTGGAAGAGGGAGGAAGCTCTGCCCGATGTCGGGTTCAGAAACTACAACGGCGCCCTGGCTGAGAGCTATGCTGAAGTCAGCTCCCAGTCCGAGAGCCTGAAACTTTTCGGCGGCGACATCAAGGTCGATCGCGCTATCGTCGACCTCGAGGGTGCTGAGGCCAAGGCTTATCAAATCCAGTCCCGTGTCCGCGCAATGCGCATGGCTTGGGAAGCTCTGTTCATCAACGGCGACTCCAACCAGTCCCCCTCTGAGTTCGACGGCCTGGCCGCTCGTATCCAGAACGGCTCCAGCCAGTATTTCGCCAACGGCGGTGGTGCTCTGGATCTGGGCAAGCTGGACGAGGCAGTTGACAACGTGGACGCCCAGGGTGGCAGCAAGTACATTGTGTGCTCCAAGTCCCTGCGTCGTCACCTGAGCAAGCACGCTCGTGCCAACGGCCAGATCGACATCACCCGCAACGAGTTCGGCTACCAACAGCTCTCCTACGCTGGCATCCCTGTGCTCGAACTGGATCGCGACCACAAGAACGTTGCTATCCTTGACGGCACCCCTTCTGCCCAGGACCTGTATGTTGTAGCCTTCGGCAACGATCTGCTGACTGGCATCCAGAACGGCGGCGTGAACGTGCGTGAACTGGGTGAGAGCCATGCTCAACCCCAACTGATCACCCGCGTCGAATGGTATTGCGGGCTCGCGCTGATCAATGGCCGTGCTGCCGCTCGCCTGGCTGGTATCGACGCCACCGCAGCCGTCTAATCAGTCTACCACTGACTCCTGAGGCCCTTCGGGGCCTTTTTTTTGTTGGCATACTAAGTTAACGGATCACCGCAGGAGGGTGAATCTATGTCTGGAACAACTTTGGCTACACGTGGGTTGAATCTTCCAGCGCATGATTATATTTCTGTTTCTCCGGCAGCGGCACCTACTGATAGCGACCAGATTATCACCTACCGCAGAGGCGGCGCAAGCGGAGACGTGGTTGCCACGCTGACCGTTACCTATGTTGGTGGCGAGGTTTCTGCGGTTGCCAGGAGCTAAAGATGGCTTACAAATTTAACCCTTTCACGGGAAATTTTGACAGCGTCGGTCAGCCGATCTCGGCGCTGAATGTCAAGGGTTCGGTCGCTGATGTTGCCTCCCTGCCCGCTGGTGCAGCGACCGGCGATGTGTATCTGGTTCAGGTCGATGCACACTTCTACGTCTGGGACGGTGTAGCCTGGGACGACCTGGGCACTCTGCAAGGCCCGGCTGGCGCAAGCGGAGCCAATGGCGCGGATGGCACCAACGGGGCTGACGGTAAGACGATTCTCAATGGCGCCGGAGCCCCAGGCTCGGGCCTGGGTAGCGATGGTGACTTTTACCTTGATACCAGCACCACTGCCATCTACGGCCCTAAAACCGCTGGTACCTGGGGGTCCTCAACTTCCCTGATCGGTCCGCAAGGTCCCGCAGGGGCAGACGGCAGTCCTGGCGCTGATGGGGCTCCAGGCGCCGATGGAGCAGACGGCGCCAGCGCCTATGAGATTGCTGTCGCAGCGGGCTTCTCAGGGACTGAGTCGCAGTGGCTCGCATCGCTCGTCGGTCCTGCGGGCGCCGATGGAGTTGATGGGGCTGACGGAGCCGGCCTCGCTCTCCAGGGCACCGTCCCCACCGTGGCCGATCTCCCGAGCACGTCGACCGTTGGTTACGGCTACATCGTCGAGCTCACCGGCGATTTATATGTCTGGAATGGGACCGGCTGGGTGAATGCCGGCCCGATCCAGGGCCCCGCTGGCCTTGCCGGCGCAGACGGAAGCCCAGGCGCTGACGGAGCCGACGGCGCGAGTGCGTATCAGGTCGCTGTAG